GCACTTAACCTCAGAGCATACGACTTTGTATCTCAAGAGATAAGAGCAGCAGAAGATCCAGAGTTCGAGACTTTCTATACAAAGAACATTCTTTTAAATGAGGGTATGAGAGCATGGATGTCATCTGTTGACCAACCACATGAGAACTTTGTGTTCCCAGAAGAAGTATTACCTCGTGGTAATGCCTTGTAATTTATAAATTATATGTTATAATGAGGGTATAACTACCCTCTTTTTTTATGCTTGAAGTGATTTGCCAGAACGACCCTTACAGGTATGTTGAAATGCCTGACCTCCTTCCCAATGGCAAAGGAGATTATCGTATCCAGAAGTGGAATAATTACAATGGTTACAAAGACATGTATCTTTGTGACAACTACATGCAGTTAGAAACTGCTATAAATGATTTTGAATATACTAAATGGTTAGACCCTGCAGGTGTTCCATGTTATGTAAAAGATCACGCAACAAGTAATGATTAGTCAACACATGTATCCATTCTATAGAGTGTATGATGAAAATGGTGATCAGTATTGTGATTGTAGTCACGAAGAGTATGCAATCAAAACTTTATGGTTACATAGAGAATATCAAAATGAGATATTTACTTACCAAAAAATCAATGCACCTATCTTAGATCAAACAGTTGATGTAACAGCAACAAGAGAAGGAGAATTGCCTGGTCAACAAGGTCTTCCTAAAGCAAAAGAAAGACTTCCTTTTGAACCAGAAGATAAACAATTACAACACAGTATTTTGGAGGAAATTATTTAATGCCACTATTTTTAATCGTATTAGGTGCCTCATCAGTTGGTGCTGCTATCGCTCTTTATATTCTTAGAAAGTATGACCCCCACAATTAACTTTAAACAAACAAGTGACGAACCATATGATCGTCATCACTACAAGATAGTTTCTAAACATTATGCTACTTTTATTGTAAAATCTTGGGACGAAGTTCAAGAGTGGTGGTGGAATCATTGTAATATGTTTGGGTTTGATGCTAGAATAGAAGTCCTAGACATACCAAAAGAAAAACCTAAAGGATTTTAGTAATGAAGGAGTTTGATTATGATCTCGATTATAAGAGACTTGATTTTACAGACGAGGAAACTCGCAAACTTTATCGTATTGGAAGGGGAGAGCAAGGAGTTCTACTGGTTCGCCCTTATACTAACGATATCTGTACTCATTGGAGATTTAAGACACCAGAGATTGCAGTAGAATCTGCTAACCATATCTTTGGAATGTATCTTGACTATCGTGATGAAAAAGATTTCATCGGTATGGATATGTGTCGTAAATTTTTAGAGATGGGTTTCACTAGATCAAGACGCTATGCTAACCATAGAGATGGTAAGAAGTATAAGGATGGTGAGGTACTGCCACAAGAACCTGACCATGCTACATGTGACTTTGCTAAGTCTGCACAAATCTTTAAAAAAGTTAGAGATATTGTCGCAAAGAATAAAACATATGTTACAATGAGGAAAGAGTGGAGAGCATCTGAATGAATTGTTGGCACTGTGGAACTGAATTAATCTGGGGAGCAGATTTTGACATGGATGATATAAATGACGGAGAGGAGTCTGAGTATGATTTCTGGTCTAGTTTTACTTGTCCTAAATGTCAATCTTATGTGGAGGTATTTCATCACAAATGAACATCTTTGTAACTGATCCTTCAGCAGTAAAATCTGCACAGGTATTGCCCGACAAACACATTGTCAAGATGCCATTAGAAACATGTCAAATGTTATCTATTGTTGCATCAGAAAAATGGGGTCATGGTTTTGGCACACTACCAAAGTTAGATGGCACACCATACAAGACAGACAAGGGTGCATTTCGTAATCATCCTTGTACTATCTGGGCACAAGATAATTGGACATGGTTAATTGTACATGGTCTTGCTCTATGCTATGAATATACGCATAGGTATGCTAAAATACATAGTTGTCAGCATACAATAGAACATGCTGTAAAAATATTTCCACCACAAGATCATGATCCTAAATCTTTTGCGTTCGCAGGACCCGACAGGTTTAAATTTGACACAAGCATTGACACTTTTACTGCTTACAAGCGTTATATATCGAGCAAACCTTGGGTTGCATCTAATTATCTTCGTGACCCATCCAGAAAACCGCATTGGATATGAATAAAGTATGGAAGATCTGGAAGTATGCTCTAGGATCATTTAACGATGAAACAACTAAGAAGTATGATGATATTATATGCATCATTAGATCTTTTATCTTTGTACAGTTAGTAATTACTAATTGCTTTATTGTTGCAGGTAACATTAGACATTGGAACGACCACCATACCCCACCAACTTATGAAATTAACTCAAGAAATAATTGATAAGATACAAGAAGCAATGCTTCATACCAAGAAGGATGGTACTATCAATTGGAAAGATACTGATGAGATTGAGGTAAATCTAGCAGGGACATTTGCTGCTGATAGATTTATTGTTATCAAGAACAAGACAAAAGATCCAGTGGTATCTGCTGCACCTCACCCCAACTTTGATTACGAAAAGAAGGAGTTTAAAAAATGATTAACACAGAGTTCCAACAAATTCTAGAAAAAAATAACATACTATTTGGTGAGACTACCACTCAACCACCGTTCAGAGTTGTTTGTAGAAACTATGCTACTGATTCTATGGTTACAGATACTATAGGCATAGAAGATGGTCAGTATATTTTTCATAGAAAAGAAACAGCACATGCTGATGGTGGTAAAGGACACCATGCTCCTATCGTTGAGTTCTTTTTAGATACTGACAAAACTCCTTTGCTTACATTTGATAGAGTAAGACTAATGGGTTATGCAGTTGAACCATATGTCATGAGAATAATAGACCTTGATTATATACTGAAAGATTTGTTTCAACAGATTGGTTTTACTCTAGTTGATTTTGAAGCAGGGTTTGGTAGAGATGCTGATGGTCGTTTCCTTGTCAACAAATTAGATATTGATAACATGACAATTTGGAAAAACAATGTAGAAAATAAGTATCTAATTGGAGCACACAAATATATACTAAAACATCTATTGGAGGTATCTTAACATGCATGGTAACTTAGAACCAGAAGAAAACATATTCCCTGCTGCTAAAGTAAATAGTTTATGGGAAGATATGGATCGCCTTAATGCTTTGTATGAAGAGATGATGTGGCCTTACGATGATGTTTTAGAATTTATACCAGACCATGCTAACGATAGAATAATAATACAGAATAGATCTAAAAAAGGTTTATGACCACCCATACTATATTTCCTACAGTAATTGCGAAATCATATGATTCTCAATTTGAATTGGTTAAAGATGATCTCATAGCATGGATGACTAACTATGCTAAAACTTATCCAACCAATAGTAGGAGTAATGTAGATGGGTATCAAAGTCCTGATAATTTTTGGGAGATGGATGCCTTCGCACCATTTCTTAATTATATGAGTCCAAGGATCTTAGACTTGGTAGAGGAGTATCGTAATCATGATGAGACTTCTTTTGAATTTGAACCACAATTATCTAACATGTGGTTCAATATAAATTACAAGCATAACTATAATGTAAGTCACACACATCCTGGTTGTGTGCTTGCTGGAGTTTTCTGGGTTAGTTCTCCAAAACAATCAGGAGAATTAGTTTTTCATCATCTAGATGAACATAACTTTGCTTCTATACAAGATACTAATATTACCATACCACCTGTTGAGGGTGGCATGTATTTGTTTCCTGGTTCTTTATATCATCATGTTACTATGAATTATTCTGATGAACCTAGAATGTCAATTGCTTTTAATTTATTTGAACCATGAGAATTACTGACGACACTCTTAATAAAGAGTATTTTACTATGCTACAAGGAGTTGTGATGGGTCATAACTTTCCTTGGGAGTATCAAGCAAGAGTAGCAAATCCTTGGGAAAATAATAACGAGCATTTTTATTTTGTGCATAGATTATATGAAAGATTTTCTCCAATAAGTTCTTTCATGGAACCACTAGATGAATATCTAGTTAAAGTTTTGAATGTCAAGTCAATAATTAGAGCAAGAGTTTTATTGTATCCTAATCAAGGAAAATTTATTGAGCATGATCCTCATGTAGACTTTGAGTATAGTCACAAGGCATCACTATTATATTTTAATGACAACGATGGATATACCAAGATGGAAGACGGAACTAAGATAGAAAGTGTCGCTAATAGAAATGTAATTTTTGATGGATCTACACCACATAATAGTACGAACTGTACAAACGAAAAAGCACGGTTTGTATTAGCGGTTAATTACTTCTAATAAATAACTAGAAGCAATACTATAAAATCTTGTAATGCCGACTCGCATTAAACCAAAACGAAGTATTACGCAGGGACAGATTCCTGGTCTTAATGATCTGGAAGATGGAGAAATGGCTATTAATATTGTAGACCAAAAGATCTACATTAGAAGTGGCAACGCTGTTGAAACCGTAGCACAAGCTGCTACTGGTGCAACTCCTGTCTTCGCACAGTTGACTGGTCCTCTATCAACACAACTTGTTGTTAATAAGAGATACCTTGCTGATACAAATGGTGGTGTTATCAATGCCACTATGCCACAGGTCAACTTATCAGCTGGAGACAGCATTGAGATAGCAGACGGTGGCCAAAGTTGGAATATAAATAATGTTACATTGACTTCAGCCAGCCATCAATTTAAAGATGCGATAGGAAACATTGATGATGGACCTGTAAACTTAGATGTTTCAGGTGTAACCGTTATGTTTTTATGGACAGGTAGTTATTGGAGAATAGTTAGTTAAATGGCATTAACATTAAGCAACGCACATTTTCAACCTCAAGATTCTACAGGGCATTTTGTTTATGCTTTGAGAAGAGATGAGTACTCTATGCTCTATCTTACTAAGGTAAGTACTGCTTCTACTACTGAAAGCTTTGAACCATTCCGACTCGATGGAACGCAAGTTGAAGAGTTTGGAGATTATGAGGATTATGTTGAGGAAGTTACTGAGCAAAAGGCAACTGCCAATAATCCGCAAGATAAATATCAACAGATACGATTTGATCGTCGTAACTTAAATTATTTCCTAGATTCTGATGGATACTTAGTCCTTCAAGTCAATGGAACCCATTCATACACTGGACCTGTTTAACGAGTAACTAACAATGGCAGAATTTAGACTTGGCAGACTGAAGTTCAACTGGCGTGGAGCATGGGTAGCATCTACTGCATATGTAATTGATGACATCGTTAAATACGGTGCTAGTTCATATGTGTGTACTGTTAACCATACTTCTGACAGTAGTTCTACAGGCTTCCCTAACGACTCAGCATACTGGAGTCTGCACCTTACAGGTCAGAACTTCGCTGGAGATCTAACGGTGAGTACTGGATATGTTGTCCAGGATATCGTTAAAGAAGGTGGTAACCTATACATTTGTACAGCACAGCATACCTCAACAGGTATTCAAAGTAACTGGTACGCAAACGACTACCCACAGTATTGGGATATCTATGCAGAGGGCGTAAACTTCAGAGGTGCCTTTGCTACTGATACTTACTATGGTATTAATGATGTAGTTGAATATGGTCCTCAACTATATCGTGTTACATCACCATTCCAAACACCATCAGACCAGACTGCCACTGGTGTATCAACATCCCCACATGATACTACAGGTGTTGGATCAGACGGATTCTTCCCTCCTGCAGCAAACTTTGCTCCATTCTCTAACGGAATAGAGGGTAGAGGAGAGTATGATTCTAGTGCAAGGTATGAGAGAGGAGACCTCGTAGAATTTAGTGGTTCTGCTTATGTTGCCATAGGTACTAACCCAAGAGGAGATCAGCCAAACCAAAACCCAGCTCTATGGTCTAACTTAGTTCAAGGTATTGGTACTGGTGCTGGTGCGACATACGATAAGACACAACAATATGGTAAAGGTCAGATTGTTACTTACGGTGGTAACTCTTACATCGCTGACCAATTAATAATTAATAACGACACACCACCAATCGGTGCTGGTATTACTAATAGTGATGCAGGACAAAATGGTTGGTCTCTACTTGTTAGAGGACAAAAATGGAGAGGTACTTGGAGTAACTCTAATTACTATGAGCAAGGTGACTTAGTTGAGTACTCAAGTTCTGCATATGTTTCTGTTGCATCTTCTAACTTAAATGTTCAACCTGGTACTGCTGTTACCATGTGGCAAGCATTTGCTATAGGTGATAGTGCAGCACTCTTAACAACTAAAGGTGACATTTTAACTAGAGATGGTACTGGTCCTTCAAGACAGGGTATTGGTACCCAAGGTACATTCCTAAGAGTATCAAGTACTGATGAAGTTGAATGGCAGTATGCTGGACAAAGAACAAAAATATATTTCATTGACGCACAGCAAGGTTCAAACGATAACTCTGGTCTAACTCCTGACGATGCATGGCAGAATATTTCCTACGCATCTACTGCAGCACAGAAAGTATCTAACATTACTAACTTTGTTTACGATAATACTTCTGGTATTGCAACTGTTACTGCTGCTAACCACGGTCTATTCCCAAGAGGTGACATCAGACTTGCTGGTATATCATTCACTTGTGCTCCTGGTTTCTCTGGTTTAACAACTACTGTCTTCCCTGATGGTACACAAGGTTTCTACTTTAAAGTTGATAGTGTTATTGACTCTGATACTTTCGTAACCAATGTCAGTATCTCAACTATCGCACACACATATGTAAGTGGTGGTACTGTTACTGACTCTTCACCTGTTATTATCAAACTATCTGCTGGTGTATTCTCAGAAGAGTTACCAATTACTCTACCTAAGAACTTCTCAATTGCTGGTGATGTTCTAAGAGGTTCAACAATTCAACCTGCTCCTGGCATATCAACTGAGGGTGTTATTCCTAATGCTCGTCAGACTATGTTCTTTGTGTCTGACTCTACTACAGTTCAGGCGATCACAATGCGTGGTCTTCAAGGTTTTGATTACGATTCTAACGATCCTTTCAATACTGATAAGTGGCAAGTCAAGACTGGTGTAGGTACTACTGCTTGTGGTGTATACTTCAGATTAAACCCAACCGATCCTATTCTAAACCGTTCACCATACATTAAAGACTGTACTGCATTCTCTGATGTTTGTCTTGATGGTACAGGACATCAAGGTGCTATTGGTATCTTTATTGAGGGTGGTGTTCACAACCTAGCACCTGAAGGTGCAGGTGGTAAATCGATGGTGTTCGATGCCTTTACGAATATTCATTCGGGTGGTGTAGGATTCTTCCTAGAAGATGATGCTCTCGCTGAGATTGTGTCTTCCTTCACATACTATTGTGCATTCGGATATGTATCTGATGATGGATCAGAGATTAGATCTCTATCAGGTAACAACTCTTACGGTACTTACGGTGCTGTTGCTGCAGGATTCTCTACACTAGAGACTCCTAGATTTGGTAGGATGTTCGGTGATAAGATGACAACTGTTGTTGGAACTTATGTTGGAACTCTTGCTGTTGGTGCAACAATGCGTGGTACTGTCTCAGGTGCTCGTGGTACACTAACTAACGACCAGTCTGCATCAGATGCAATCTACTTCAAGTATAAGACTGGATTTGGTAACACATTTATGGATGCAGCTGATATCAACCCTGCGGTTGGTATTGGTACTACAGTCTTCACACCTGGTGAGTTCATCGAAGTTGATTCTGTTGGTGCTGGTGCTACTGGATACTTTAGACTCGGTAGTGGTTCTAACGCAGTAAACGGACAGCAAGATATCCTCTTTGAGGTTGCTGGACTTTCGACAACACCTATTGTTGGTGATGCATTAGGATTTACTACTGTTGGTATGGGATTCTCCGATACTAATACTTACATCTTAAGAGCTGTAACAAACTATGTTGCTGGTAATAACTTCACTCCAAGTGCAGGTTCTTACAACCCATCAACAGGTATCGTACAGTTGACATCTAACGGTCACGGTATGATGGTTGGAGATAAGATTCAATTAACACCTAATTCATTAACATTTACTTGTTCTCTTGATGGTAATGTTTCTCAGAAAACTTATCCTCGTGCTACAGGTACAGGTGTTAACGCTGGTAAAGCTGACCCATTACATAGAACATTAGTTGCTCTATCTGCAACGACTGTTAACACATTCTCCTTCCAGTCACTAGAAAATATTCCTTCTACAAATACAAGTGCTCATACATTTGTAAGTGCAGCAACCAATGCTGTTCAGCAAGCGAATGGTCGTGCAACAATTAATGTGGCACCTGGTAAGGGATCTGCTCCTAAGTCATTCGACAATCAAGAGTTTGCAATGAGAAGTAAGTTCTCTAAACTAAGACTTACTGGTCATGACTTCCTATTAATCGGTACAGGTAACACTGCACAAACAAACTATCCTAACACTGATGAGAACACAGCATCACAGGGTAACGAAACTAATGTAGTTAACTCTGGTAAGATCTTCTTCGTATCAACTGACCAAGGAGGTAACTTCAGAGTTGGAGAATACTTCTCTGTTAACCAGTTAACTGGTGCTGCTACCTTGGATGCTTCCGCTTTCAACTTATCTGGTTTGACAGAACTAAGATTGGGTGCTATCGGTGGACAGATTGGTGAAGCGATCAACGAATTCTCCTCTGATGAACTCATGTCTGGTGATTCTAACCAAGCATGTCCAACTGAGAAAGCAGTTCGTGGATTCCTCACAAGAGGTAAGATGGATGCTACATCAGGAATCTTAGTTCCACCTAGAGGTTCTCAAGCAGGAAGACCTACTGGTAACGCACTACTTAACGGTGGACTTCGCTACGATACTGATACAAACAGTTATGAATACTACAACGGTTCAAACTGGTTACCTGTAGGTGCATACCAGAATGTCGATGCTACTTCTGGAGTTACTGCTTCTAACAAACAGCAAATCTTCTGTAATACATCAGGTGGTGGATTCACTGTTACTCTACCTTCCTCACCAATTAAGGGTGATAGCATTAGATTCTTCGATGTTGCCAAGACATTTGATTCAAACGCACTAACAGTTGGTAGAAATGGTAACCCAATCATGGGTGACGCTGCTGACCTAACAGTTAATACTGAGGGTGCTGCATTTGAACTTGTGTTCTATGATGGCACACAAGGATGGAGAATCATTACCATCTAATAGATTCATGGGGGTTAAATACCCCCTTCTTTCATAAATACAACTAACGAACCACCATTCGGCTTAAACAATGGCTAATTATCAAACATATAAAAAGATACAGGGGGATCAGGCAGTCATACCAGACTCGCTAGGTCCAGGACAGGTTACTGGTCTATCGACTGGTATCCAATGCCGAAGTTTCTACTTCAACTGTTGTAATAACACCCCATGTAACGGAGGATGTTGTTATCAGTGGACTGTACCTTCTAAAGTTCAAACAATTCAATTTGAAATTATATCTGGTGGAGGATCTGGTGGTCCTGCTAGATGCTGTGGTGGTGGTCCTGGTACTGGTGGTGGCGGTGGTGGTTACGCTACTAAGACAGTCTATGCAAACTGCGGTCACTTTACTGCAGGTGCTACACAATATACAATCTGTGCTGGTTCAAGTAGTAGATGTTCATGTTGTGGATGTTGTAATGGACGAACTGGTTGTGGATTTTACGGATGTCCTTCTTATGTTCAGGGTGGTGGACTAGGAACTTTCTGTATGCAAGGTGGAACATATGGTGTTAAGCGTTGTACAAACAGTTGCTATACTTGTCTTAAGCAAAGTCAAAGAACCAACTGCTTTAACGGTTGCTCTGCATCATGGCCTGATTCACAAGATAAGTCATGTGCAATGAACCCTGAGAACGAATTCTATATTTGTGGTGTTTCTGGTGGTGAGTTTAAGCATGTTAACTGTCACGCAGGTGCATGGTCAGTTGCTTCTACACCTCCAGGTCCTTGGTCTGCTAATAGAAACTTTGGAACAAACCGTTGTGCTTATGGTAATGCTAGAGGATGCTGTTCAGCACAGTCTATCTGGCCTGGTGGCGGTGGACACTCTGGATCTACTCAAGGTGGACAATGTTGGGGAGATCACGGTAACGGTGGTTTAGTTGTTGTGACTTCATGGTCTTAATTATAAATAACAAATGAGGGAGTACACCTGAACAAAACCAATGGCAAACATTACTAAGACAGTATTATTTCCTGTTCCTACAGTATGGATGGGACAGGCACAAGACACAACAAGGACAGGAATCTGTACTTATGTCGGACCTCAGAATATAACATTCTGGTACGAGAATAAAGGATCAGATGCTAATCCTGACTGGCATCAAATGCATTCATTTGAAACTGGAACTATAGATAGAGATCCTCCAGTAGATGCTAAGGTTGTTACTTTAGATGCAGATGTATATCCTATGAATGCTATCGCATGTTATGGTGGTATTGAAGGTCCTTATCAGATAGAAACTCCTTCAGGTCCTGACTCAGAACCTAATCCTATTCTTAATGACTATCTTCACTTCCAAGAAGTGTTTGATATGCTTTCATTAGAGTATGATCATGTTAATAATAAGTGGCCAAGAGATCCTGTCTTCTCTAGTGATGCTACAGAGTGGAATAATACACACAGCGAAGGAACTACTGCTGCTGATGCTAC